TATTACAGATTTTAATACAGAAACAAAACTATGATTTTATTTAAAACTTCAATTAGAGAATCAAAAGGTAAAGGCTTAGGTTTGTTTACTGATGAGTTTATTCCAAAAGACTCATTGGTATATAAAGATAGTACTAGCAAAATTCATAAAAATGATATCCAAAAGCTAAGTGCCTTTTCAACTTTATATATTGAAACTTACACTTGGAATGTGGGTGATTATGTATATTATACTGTGGATGATACTATGTATATTAATCATGCCGACAATCCATCTGTTGACGGTGCCACTGGAAAGGCTCTACGAGATATTAATGTTGGAGAAGAAATTACAGAGCATTATTCTACATTTGATCCTACTTATGATACGTATAAACATTTATTAAAGCCTTAATTATGAGTAAACATCCTAAATTAATTTTTTGTTATTGGGACGATTGCCATTTTATAAATGAAGGAAATAAGAAAAAATATAAAATAGTAAAAGATGAAAAACCAAAAGATAACCCCGATAGGGAAAAAGATCCTGATACTGGAAAAAAAACCTGAGCAATTTTTTCCAGGCACTAAGATTATTATTCCGGATAATGTCCGTGAAAAAACCTATCAAGGCCACGTAGTTGGCATTGGTAAAGAAATTTCTGACATTAATGTTGGAGATTTAGTTCAGTATGTTGATTATGCTAATGCACAGGAAATGTACCATGATGGTGTAAAACATCTACTAATTTCTCACGCTGATATTCTAGCTGTAATTACAGATTTTAGTGATTAGAGTTATACCCACATACGAGAATAACACATGGACCGTCACAAAATTTGATACGGATCAGGAGTTTATTGATTTTATACTTTCTATATTTAAAGTTCCTGGTGAATATGCCTTTGATGAAACATCTTGGGCGTTTAATGAACAATCTAAAAATTTTGAGAGTCAGGGTTTTTACTGTGCTGCTCCATTTAGATCTAAAGATTTTAATTATTACTGGGATGATCAAAAGGAAAAGTGTAGAAAAGGAGTAATTTTCAAAAACAATGGTAATTTTTGGTACCTTACTAGGGATTATTACATGTGGCTTAACTTTCTTCCTATTTATGATAAGGAAGAAAAAAAGTATGGGTTTGCTAAAGTAAGGGACGCTCAATATCATATGGCTTTGTATGAGCTATTAGCGGAACTTAATTACAAGCATGTGGCAATATTAAAAAAGCGTCAGATTGCATCTTCTTACTTTCACATGGGTAAGATTATAAACACATATTGGTTTGAAGAGGGTAGCGTTTGTAAGATTGGTGCAAGTTTGAAAGATTATATAAACGATAAAGGTTCATGGAAATTCTTAGACGAATACAAAGACTTTCTTAATGAACACACTGCTTGGTACAGACCAAGCAATCCCGAAAAGGTTTTATTATGGCAGCAGCAAATTGAAGTAAGGGTTGGTAATAGAAAAACAACAAAGGGTTTAAAATCTAAAATACAAGGCACTTCATTTGAGAAAAGTCCAACCACCGGTGTTGGTGGACCAACGACATATTTCTTTCATGAAGAAGCTGGTATTGCACCAAAGATGATGGAAACCTATGAGTATTTAAGACCGGCAATGTCATCTGGCCAACTTACAACTGGTATGTTTATTGGCGCTGGTTCTGTGGGTGATTTGGAACAATGCAAGCCACTCAAAGACATGATATTAAATCCCACTAATAATGATATATATGCTGTTGAAACAGATTTAATTGATGGGGATAATACTATTGGTTTAGCCGGTTTATTTATACCTGAACAATGGTCAATGCCTCCGTATATTGACGAATATGGTAATTCTTTAGTATCAGAGGCGCTAGAAAGTATTTATAATCAAAGGGCTAAATGGAAGCTAGAATTAAACCCAGAGCAATATCAACTTAGGATATCTCAGTCCCCAACTAATATTGCTGAAGCTTTTGCTTATAGAAAAGAATCTATATTTCCTCAAGGTATTATTACAAAGCATCTTAAGAAGATAGAAGAAAAAAATTATCCTTATGAGTGCATTGAATTGGAAATGACTAGCAGTGGGCTTGAAGCAAAAAGAAGCAACAAGCTTCCTATATCACAGTTTCCTATAGATAAGCAATCTACGGATAAGTCTGGAGTATTGGTTGTTTGGGAAAGACCTGCTAAAAATTCCGGGTTTTTAAATTACTACGCATCTGTTGACCCTGTTTCAGAAGGTAAAACAACCACATCTGATTCTTTGTGTAGCATTTATATTTATAAAACGGCTACAGAAGTTAGGCGTGAAACCCCGGATGGCTATGAATCTTTTATAGAAAAGGATAAAATTGTTGCTGCCTGGTGTGGCCGATATGATGATATTAATAAAACACACGAGCAATTAGAAAAAATTATTGAATGGTATAATGCTTGGACTGTAGTGGAAAACAACATATCCCTTTTTATTCAGCACATGATATCGAAGAAAAAGCAAAAGTATCTTGTACCAAAGCATCAAATTTTATTCCTAAAAGATTTGGCATCAAATACCACTGTTTATCAAGAGTATGGTTGGAAGAACACAGGTACTTTGTTTAAAAGCCACCTTATTTCTTACGCTATTGAGTTTTTAAGGGAAGAAATTGATAGCGAGCTTGATTCTGAGGGGAACATTATTAGTACTACGTTTGGTATTGAAAGAATTCCGGATCCAATGCTATTAAAGGAGATGCTAGCTTATCAACCAGGTGTAAACGTTGACCGGCTAGTTTCTTTTTCAGCTTTAATTGCTTTTGCTAAAATACAGCAGTCAAATAGGGGATTTACCAAAAGAAATGAAGAAGATAATACAAAGAACTTGGAAAATCAGAAAAATTTGTATAAATTAAAGTATAGTCCGTTTAAAAATTTGGAAAAGAGGGGATCCACAATTTCCAGTAAAGTTTCTAAATCGGCTTTTAAAAATTTTAAATAATGAAATTATATAACGCACTGGATTTAAAAAAAGGGGCTAAGGCAGAAGACTACCAAGCCACATCGAGTCTTACACAACCAGTTCAGTTTTTACCTCAAAATGAAAAAAATGATGATTGGGCTGCTTGGAACATAGACTGGCTTGAAATACAGGGTGTTGAGTTTTTGAGAATGAATTCGAGAAAACTACTTAAAAACTATAAACTTGCTAGAGGAATTATAGATAAAACAGATTACATTGTTTCAGATGATAATGATTACAGTGATGTGCTTGATGTTTTGACAAAAGAAACTGAATCAGCTTTGGAGCTTAAATTTTATCCTATTATTCCAAATGTGATTAATGTATTGTCCGGTGAATTTTCAAAAAGGTATAATGGCATTCAGTTTAGGGCTGTTGATGATACGTCTTATAATGAGATGTTAGAGCAAAAAAGAATGCTTATTGAGCAAAATTTATTGGCTGATGCACAGTCTAAGCTTATTGCTAATATGATTGAAATGGGGATGGATCCTGAGAGCGAAGAGGCTAAACAAGCAATGTCCCCTGAAAATATTAAGTCTTTGCCTGAGATTGAAGATTTTTTTAAGAAGGATTATAGGTCTTTAGTTGAAGAATGGGCATCTCATCAGTATAAAGTTGACGAAGAGAGATTTAAAATGCAAGAGCTAGAGGAAAGAGCCTTTAGGGATATGCTTATAGTAGATAGAGAGTTTTGGCATTTTAAAATGCTTGAAGATGATTATGATATTGAGTTGTGGAATCCGGTTTTAACTTTTTACCACAAATCTCCTGATAATCGTTACATATCAGAGGGAAACTTTGTTGGTAAGATTGATTTAATAACTGCAGCTGATGTTGTTGATAAGTATGGTTATTTAATGACTGAGCAACAATTAGTTTCTCTCCAAAATATTTATCCTGCAAAATCAGCTTTATATCAAGTTAATGGCTATCAAAATGATGGTAGTTATTATGATGCCACTAAATCTCATGAATGGAACACAAATTCACCGGGCCTTGACTATAGACGTTTTGTGAGTAATTGGACTAATGACCCAGCTGCCGGTGGAGATATTTTGAGCGCTATTTTAAAAGAGGGTGACGATATTTCAAATTGGGGTGAAAGATATTTGATGAGAGTGTGCACAGTTTATTGGAAGACACAAAGAAAATTAGGTCATTTAACTAAAATAACTGCGGAAGGAGAGGTTATTCAGGAAATTATAGATGAAAACTTTAAAGTCACTGAAAAGCCTATATATGACACGTCATTGTTTAAAAATAAAACAAAAGAGAATCTATTAGAGGGTGAGCATATTGACTGGATTTGGATTAATGAGGTTTGGGGTGGAGTTAAGATTGGGCCAAACCTACCTTCTTTTTGGAGATCTAATATATCTAATAATGTTAGTCCTATTTACTTAGGTATAAATAGAAAAAAACCTGGTAGAATTCCTTTTCAGTTTAAAGGCAGTCATACTTTGTATGGGTGTAAGCTTCCTGTTGAAGGCCGTGTATTTTCGGATAGGAATACAAAATCAACATCTCTGGTTGATTTGATGAAAGCCTATCAAATTGGTTACAATATGGTAAATAACCAAATTGCGGATATATTGGTTGATGAACTTGGTACTGTTATTATGTTTGACCAGAATGCTATTCCTAGGCATTCTATGGGAGAGGATTGGGGTAAGCATAACTACGCCAAAGCTTATGTGGCAATGAAAAATTTTCAGATGCTTCCTTTGGATACATCCATTACCAACACCGAAAACCCATTGGCATTTCAACATTATCAAACTCTAGATCTTGAACAAACAAAAAGATTGATGTCAAGAATTCAACTTGCTAATTACTTTAAGCAGCAAGCTTTTGAGTCAATTGGTGTTAATGCTCAGAGACTTGGGGGTGCTATTGCCCAAGAAACAGCTACCGGTGTGACTCAAGCTTTGAATCAGTCATACGCGCAAACTGAAATTTACTTTAATCAACACTCTGATTATCTGATGCCTAGAGTTCATCAAATGAGAACTGATTTGGCTCAGTTTTACCAGAGCTCAAATCCTAGCATTAGACTTAGTTATATTACAAGTGAAGCTGAAAAAGTTAATTTTAGTATCAATGGTACAACATTGTTACTTAGAGATTTTAATGTTTTTGCTACGACAAAGACTAACCATAGGTCAGTTTTGGATCAACTAAAACAACTTGCAATTCAGAATAATACAGCAGGCGCTTCAATTTATGATCTTGGTAATATTATTAAATCTGAATCTATAGCTGAGATTACA